CGGAGCACCTCCAAGAAATAACCTTAACATCGGAGTAGGCAATCGAGGTTCTGTCCCACAAGGCAGATTACCGCTTCCCGGAGCACCTCCAAGAAATAACCTTAACATCGGAGTAGGCAATCGAGGCGGAGGCGTCACCACTTCAGGCCTTCAGCTAGCACCTACTACAGTCAAACCAGCTGGACATGCTTTTGCTCAGCAGCAGGTACTTAACGCTCAACAGCAAGCAGCACAGCCACAAAAACAACAGCAACAACAAAGGCAACAGCAGCAACAACAAAGGCAACAGCAGCAACAACAAAGGCAACAGCAGCAGCAATCACAAAAGCAGAACAAACAACAACAACAGCAGCAGAAAAAACAGCAACAGCAACAAAAGAAGCAAAGGACTCCTACCAATAAGCGAGGCGCAGCAGGAGCAGGCGCAGGAGGTATGGGAGGCATGAAGGGTATGGGCTTCGCGATGATCGCTATGGAGCTAGCGATGACCGGCCCTATGCTTATAGATGCTATGAGCGACACTGCAGCAGGAGTTGAGGAAAAAGGTCAAGCAATGACCTCAGCCCTTATGAGTATTGGGACTTCTTTATTGTTTGCTGCCCCTATGTTCATGGGTATGGGCGGTGGAGGACCGAAAAAAGCGGGCGTTGGAACAAGATCAAGAGGAATCTTTAGGAAGAATCTTTCTGGCGGAAGAGGTTTAGGAACTTCGTTGTCAAGAGCAGGAGGTAGTGTAACGGGAGGCGGCAAGCTAAGAGGTTTGGGCAGGATGTCGATGAGAGGAACTGGATTTGGAATGGCTGCACTTGGTCCTGCCATAGCTGGTGCAGTTGGAGTTGCTCTTGCCGGTCCAATTTCTGAATTTGCTACAGGAGTACAGAACCTTGAAACGATTGGTGCTCAACAGATAAAAGGAAGTAGGCTTGAAACTGCTGAAGGAGCTAGACAACGAGGAGCAATTAAAGGAGGTGTTGCTGGAGGTTCTGCGGGCGCTGCGTTAGGTTTCATTCTCGGTGGCCCAGTAGGAGCAGCGATAGGTGGTGGAATAGGTATTTTTGCTGGTAAAGCTATAGGCCAAGCAAATGCGGCTGCTGACAAAATAAGATTTGACGCTATAGCTGGTCTTAATGATGCATCAAAAGAAGCAGGAGAAGCTCTTCATAAACTAGCTAATGATGCATTTGTAACCGCTGATGATATTGACAAGGCCAATAGAAAGAATGTTGAAATGTTCAATAGGCTTTCCTCTGCGGGCGGCGACTTTGAGAGTGCAAGGGGCGTTGGTTTTATGGGAGGAGACGCAGAAAGAGCACAATTCATGCGAGTGGGTGAAGGCATCAGCAGCATTTTTAGCTTCTTCTCAGGAGGAGCGTTTCGAGGTGGTGGTGGTGTAGACTCTATCGAAAGCGGCTCCCAGAGAGAATTGCTTCAAAGAGCAGGAAGTAAAGATCCAATCATGGACTTCTTGTCTAGAGCTGGAATGACGTTTGATAGTCAAGAAAAGAGTCAAAGGGAGATAGACCAAGACGTAGCAGCAGGCGAGCTTGTCATAGAGGGTAGAGGATTTGCAGAAGCCCTTAAGAATTTTGATCCTAAAATAGCAGAACAAAGTGCCGCTGCATTAGCGAATGTATTAGGAAGCGTAACAGATACTATCATACTTGCTTCTAATGATTCTAAAGGTAAGATCGAAGAATTACAAGCATTCTTAAGTAAAATAGATACCAGTGATCCAAAGAAAGCACAGAAGAACTTTACAGAAATACAGAAGGCTCTTGACTTAGGACTGCTTGGAGAAGCTGGAAAGAAAGCGGCTGCAACAATACGTATTGATCTTGGAAACCAGCTGTTTGCGGCAACTCAAGGAGCTCTAGAAACACTTGGAAAACAAGATGCGGCAGCTCTATCGGGAGCGATCAAAAGGGTACAACAAGCTGCAGCGTCTGGAGACATAGATGCATTCAATCAGGCTCTGGCATCAGGAAATAGCTTACTAGGAAGAGCAGGCCCAGCCTATTCAGGAGTACAGAGACAATTTAACAGATTAACTCAGCAAGCTATGGCAAACTCTGTGGCTTTGACTGAGCAGTCAATATCTCAAGCTGTTGTGAATAATCTACTGGAAGCCAGTGGAAAAGCTATGGATGGCATGGTAACGGCACTTCAAAAACTAACAAACGCTATGGAGCAAACTCTTAACTCGTTCGATGTATTTGTTTCTAATGCTGAAAAGAGAGTAGGTTCGCTGCTTAGTGGTGAAGCTGATTTTAGTTTGGATGAGGTTGTCAATCCTTTTGAAAACTTAGACATACAGGGTCTTGAGCAAGGCGGAGTTACGGACGCTATAAGGGCTGGATTTGCAGAGATAGAATCAGTTGGTGGGACTGGAGCATCAGGCACGCTGGAAGGACTTGAAGGGGTTCCGGGCTTTGCCGCAGCATTACCTGATGTATTGAAGGACTCTCTAAACGCTATTACAGAAGATGTTACAGCTAGAGGTGGGCAGTTAGGAACGAATCAGCAGATGCTTGACACTATTAGAGAAAGAGCACAAGCTGCTGGTGCTGAAGGGCCAGTGCTGGATGCATTCATGAAGCAGATGGAGGCTACTCTAACACAAGCGCGACAAGGAGAAGGCGGGATAGATGCTATTAGAGCTGCTCTTGGTAATACCGGAGATATAGTAGAACAGTTTGGAGGAGCTACACAGGAAATAATTGACCAGCTGTCAGCTCAGTTCGACGCAGCAAGGGAGATTGCACAAAGGTCAGCGGATATTGCCAAGCTTCAAAGAGATGTGCAGTTAAAGCTTAGAGATTTTGATAAAAAACGAGACGACATAGATAAGAGAGTTGGAGAAGTAACTGGAACTAGAAAAGGCGGACTAGCTGAAGCTCAGGCTGATTTAAACCAAAGTATAGCTAGACAAACAGGTCAGGCAGTTAGCATAGGTGGTAGGGTCGTAGCCGGTGGAGTAGCTACAGCAAATGTAGGTGAACTGCAGGCTAGACAGACAAGCTTACAACAAGAAAAAGCTCGCATAGAGGCTCAACTTGCTCAGCCCGGACAGGGAACCAATACAGAGCTTATCGGTCAGTTAGCAACAGTTAAAGGAGCACTCGAAGATACAACAGGAGCTTTAAGTACTTTAGCTGATGACACAACAAGGTTGGCAGCTATTGAATCAGAGATAGCAGACTTGCAATCTAAACAGCTTGCGGAGCAAGACTCGTTGAAAGGCACTTTTGAAAGACTCCAAGGAATTCAAGAGAAAATTAACAGAGGTGATTTCAAAGGTGCTGCTGAAGATAGAAAGGCGATTAGGGATGATTTCCGTGCTGTTGAGTTGCTAGAAACAGGCGGAGAATTAACAACTGGGCAGATGAGCAAACTTCTCAGCGGTCAGCTTGATCCTATATTGACTGCGGGAGGCAAGACTCAGGAAGAAATAGCCAAGCTCAAAACACAAGCGTCAGTTCAGGCAAGAGGAGTAGCAATACAAGGTCTGGGGCAATTAGGAATAAATGCACAAGGCTTCTTTGCTGGAGTAGATCAAGGAGCTGCTATAGATAGAAAGAAAGACGAAGCGGCAGCAATAGGTCAGCAGCAGAAAGATGCTCTGAATGTTATGGAAGATAGAGTTCGCAAGCAGGCCGTTACTGAGATGGATAGGCTGAATACTGCTGTTGATGATTTAAGAATCCAAATGCAGCTTGCAGCATTTTCTGCAGAAGAACTTAGAAAAGCGGACAGTGTCGAGAAGAGAGATGTGTCTGAATTCATGGGAACAGAAGTCAATGATATGCTTGCTCGTGGAGGAACAGCCAGAGAAGTCACCTTGGCTGGCAACAGAGGAACTACAGCATTCGGTAACTTTGGTGCTAGTTTTGCAGGTGCTGATTTATCGGATCAAAACGTAAGAGATAAAATAGACACAGGAATATCTGGGGAACTTGAAAGGCTTGATGAATTAAAGAATCTGGTTACGAGTGCAAGCGACTTTAACGCCATAGAGAAAGAAGAAAAGAGATTACTTGGCATTAGAGCCAAACTTGCGAGCACCCAGAAAGATGCTATTAAGGCTCAGGAAGAAGCATACGAAGCAGATAGAAAGGCAGCTAAAGATAGAGCTAGGGCTAACATAGAAGCAGAAAATGAAAGATTGAAGGCCACAAGAGGAGGAAGGCCTTTAGGAGATGCTGAGTCTATTGCTAGTGGAAATCTGTTCACGACAGCCCCTGTTGCTGGGCCAACGCGCGGGAAACCAAAAACAAGAGAAGAGCTGATAGTAGACGTTTCAAATGTGACATTGGACGATATAGAGAAGAACTCCATAGACCCTGTGAGAAAACCTGCTCCTAAAGAACTTAAAAAAGTAATGAAAACACTTCAGGGCTCAGAGCTTGATAAAGAAAAAATAAAGAAGCTTAAAGGGCTAGGTGGCGGTGGCTTCCAGAATATTGAACCCGGCAAGATGAGGAAAAGCTCTCAAGCAAGTGCTATTGGTGCCGCTATTCATGACGCTATTGCATTGCCGATAGCTCCCACTATCGAACCGGCGGCAGTCAAGAAAAGCTTAAAGGATCTCGGAGTACAGACTGAGGGAATGTTCAAGGAATCAACGGAAAAAGGAATTAAGAATGTAGACCCATTCGCTATGGAAGCTGCATCAGACGCATTTCCAGATCCTTTTACTGACAAGGATGGAAAACTTAAGGAACAATTTGATCCGACTAAAAGTCCAAGTGAAGCTGTTCGTGTTCGTCATGATATAGAGCAAAGAGCTAAAGACAAGATAGAAAGAGACGAGGCAAGGAAAAAATTAGCCCAAGCTGACTCAACAATTATTGCTGGAGACGCTAACACAGCAGCTTATAGAGATAGAGCTTCGCGAGACAAAAGGCGTGGTCAACTACAATCTATGCGGGATACTGGAACGGCTTCCTCTTTAGACTTAGAGGAGCTAGACCACTTACAGAACATTGCCACATCAGATATCCATCTTGATAATCTTAATAAAACTAGAGGCAAGGTCTCTGAATTTGCAAAGAGTAGAGGAATAAGTCTCAAGGGCAGTGATGAAGACATATTTAAGAGACTTTCAGCGGCTGGACCTGAAGGACAAGGCTTATCCGATAAACTTCGGCAGGATCTGGCTACTCATAGATCCTATATTGAGAAAGCAAAAGGCTCAACTGTCTCTCTCACAGGCGCTGCTGGATTTGGAGAAGAGGCAGCTGGTCGCCTAAGAAATAAAGATGGTGGAACTACTGGTGAGCTTGAAACTTATAGAACAACAACTTTTGCCGCAAGCGTATCAGGCAGAAGAAAAGCTATGTTAGAACAAGCGAAGAAGGACAAAGCGGAAGCTGAAGCTAGGCTTGCCCAACCAGAACTTACTTCTCAATTAGCCGATACCGGACCTCAGTATAAATCTACTTATAAAGGAAGAGCGAATGAAAATGAAACTGAAATGGAAAGAAGGATTAGGCTTAACAAAGAGCTTGGAGGAAGACCTGTAGGTAGAGTTGAGTCAAGGTTTGGTATAAGTAACTCTAAGCTTAGACTAGCGGACGCTATAAAAGCTGGCGAGTTTGAGGGAACTGGATTGCTAACTGATGCAAGTGGTGCAGGAGCATCAAAAGCAGAACGTAGGATGGGCAATGCTGCGTATGAGGCTCAAGGTTTGATTCCTCAAGGCAAGATAAGAAGCTTTAAGGGCTACGATCCAGATAAAATTGGCTTTGATGTATTGAAGAAAGACAGTTATCTAGGTAGTAGGCTTACGAATCAAGAAGTTTCTACAGCTATAGAGTTTAGAAGACAGCAACAGTTAAAGTCTGGACAAATAGACCCCATGACTGGCGCTTTGACTGACAAAGGAAAAGAGGCTCAGGGCAGATATAGTGATAAGGCCACTCTACAAAATACTCAGGAAAGATTACTAGGAAAAAGAGAGCGTATAAATCAAGCTAGAAATATGCTTCGCTCGGGTAAGCTTAAAAAAGACCAAGTTCAAGAATATATAAAGACTGGTATGATGCCCGGCCAAAAAGCACAAGGGCAGATCATGGGAACTGAGGGAGCAATGTCTCAAGTTGACCAGTTCGGAAACCCAGTTACCGATCCATTTGGAGGTTTTGGCAAGCAGCCGTTTGATGTAACTGGAGGAAAGACACCGGGAAGAGCTGGAAGCTCCTATGTTGATCCGTCTGCTGGAGGAATGACTCCAGAACAAAGGGTAAGAGCAGAAGGTGCTATTGGGTCGATGTCCCATTACCTCCCGGACGATTTCTTCAAGAACCCTTCTGTTGGAGGAATGCAGTACACTGACCCTGCAGCGGCAGGTGGGCAAGCACCTATTGTAGGCCCAGAAGCAGTCACTGCTATGAGTTCTCTTACCACAGCATTTGCTTCGATTAAAGATGGAGTGAAAATTCAAGCTGTCGATGTAAGGCTTGATCAAGGAAATATATTAGAAGCTATAAAGACAGTTGTGGCAGATGCTGTTGCAGCTAAGGTAGCAGAAATGCCGGGAATGGGTTCTTCCCAACCTACTAACAGTACCTTAGACTCACCAAGTCCAGCTCCTCAACAACCATCATTCAGATAAGGAATAGACAATGGCAATAACTGGAGTAAATGTAACGTATGGCGATTATCAGTTCAAGCCTGCGCCAGATGTCTCTTATGAGAGAGAAACTTATGCTATTAAAAATAACGGAAATATAATAGGCGGTGTTTATACAATAAATCTTGAGGGAACATTAATCCCTGAAGCGGTAGGGGATGGAGGAGCTCTTGAGGTTTTTAGAGCACAAGAAGATCTACACTCTGCATTCACAGGTAACTATAGAGAGTTTATTGCTGAGTTTCTAGGAGATGAGAGTTGTTCAGGCACTGTTATATCTGGAAGACCTTTAGTTAATTCTATCAGTATTTCCAGTCCTGACTATTATACAAAAAGAGCTAACTACTCCGTATCTTTAGGCTTTGCAGCATCTAGCATAAGCGGAACTCAAGATTACTTAGGAACAGGTTTAAATCTTGAAGATGCACAGACAAACTATTCTTTTAGTTATGTTAAAAAGCCGACTAAATTTTATGGGGTTGAGTTTCCTCCAGTACTTGAAATCTCAAGGTCAGTTAGTGCTGTAGGCCAGACAATATCTACCGGAGAGCTCGGTGATGGCTCAGCATTGTGTATATCTGGCCTTACAAATGCTATTAATTATATAACTGGAGTAGCTACCTTAGAGTTACAAAATGTAGAGGTTAATAATTTGCTTAGTTTAGGAACTAATGTGAATTATGGATATAGGACATATTTAACCGAAAGATCTGTTAATCAAGATGAGACAGCCGCATCTGTGTCAGTTGATGATACATTTATAGCTGTTGCAACAGGAATGCCTAATAGTGTTTCTGCTGGAGTTCCTGCTGGAATATCAAATCTACCAAGTGGAGTCACTGACGGCCCCAAGAGTGGCTTTGTTCCTTTGGGCGAGTTTCCGGTCAATGATGCATTTAGTTTGAATGTAGAAAAAGCCAACCAAGATGGTATAACAAGCGTTACTATGGATGGCACTGTTCAGGGCTATCCTACTTATAAACTAGGAGATGGCTCTTTTGCCCTTTTATCAGATAGTGGTGCTTTTGATATAGCTAGAACTTATACTAGATACTGTCTTGACAACGGTATATTCTCAACTAGAGCAGCAATGGCTTATAGTGGAGCTATACCAGAAACTTTTTCTGGAGTTATAGGAACTCCTTTCAATAAGAAGCCAATTTCTGAGTCATATGGCTATAATATAGAAGAGGGGACTATTACTTATAATGTTTCGTTTGATAATAGACCAGACCATTGCGTTACTGGTGTTATATCTGAAACAATAAATGTTACTAAGAAAAGACCTACAGATGTGTTTGCAGAGATAAAGATCTTAGGAAGAGCTGCTGGCCCATTACTCCAAGACATAGGAACTAAGACTGCATTTACACAGGACTTGAGCATTTCTGCAGCGGTGCCTCCATACACTGGATGTGCAACAGGAGATAATTATTTTGATAATTCCCCTTCTCCTCAATATGATGTTGTTGTGAATAAACTAGAGGAAGCTATAAGTGGTAATGATAATACGGTATTTAGAACTGCAGATAGTGAGACATTTGATGTTAAAACAGGGAAGTATACAAGGCAATGTAGCTGGATCTATACTTCTTGCCCATCTAGCTAGGATTTGATATATGCCGAATGTTTGTGATTATGGAGAGAATATAGTAGGGCCTTTCAAGCAGACTCTATTTCTAGGCTGTAGTGTAAAATCTTTCACTTGCACTGTTGGGTGGAATGAGCAACAGACGAACTTGACGGTAGAGCTTACAGAAGATCCTTGTCCGGGCGATAAGATCTATTATGACTATCCGGGACATCAAGCAACTTGGACGCAGGCAGATCCCGGTTTCGAAAAATATAGGCCTGCTGTAGGAGCTCCAGTTTATTTTAGAGTGGCAGATTTTGAATTTGCAGGAATTGTTCAGAGCTGGAATAAGAGAGATGATACTTCGGGACTTAACCAGTATACTGTAAATATATCTGATCCTAGATTCATACTGCAAAATACACAACTCATACTTAATGAAAACAATGGTAGTGTAGGAGGTCTTTACAATGTGCTTAATGTCTTTGGATATCTTGAAGGGCATGGTTTTGGAAAGTCAGACTTTAACGATCAAGGGGTTCCTTGGTCACTAGTCAAGCTTGCTACAGGCACTATGTTAAGTGGAGAGAAAGACCCTTCTTTTGGCCCACATGGAGCCATAGCATTTAGGGCTCATGACTGGAATGGAGTCAATACTGCAGGAGCTAAGTTTGGTTTAATTAAATCTACTACCGACTCTTATGAGGGCACTCTGAAGACTAGCTTTGGTGGGAATGGGTGGTTTACAGGATATTTCTTAGACCTACATGATATTCCTTTTGCTCCTTCCATCTACAGATTAGGTGCAGACTCTATGACGGTTATGGAGTTAATATCTCAGGTTTGTGCAGATGCCGGCTGTGACTACTATATAGAAATGTTTATTACACAACAAAAACAAAAAGTTATAAAGGTAAAAACTCAACAAAGGCGCGAACAGCCTACTATGGGTAGGATACAAGAGTTCTTAGACACTAGGGATAATGTAATATCAAAGAATGTTGGTCGGGAACTTAGAAATGAGCCGACATCTTCATTAGCAACAGGTGCTAACTACCAGACCTTTTTTAGCACTACCTCGATAGTTCCTTGGTGGGGACTGGATGAGGATGGAAATGCAATAACATACACAACGACTAACACTAATGTGCCAGCTGAGTATGGCTCTATTTTTAATGTGAGAATGGACTTTAGAAAACTCAACACAACTTTAAGTGTTCCTCTCAGTACGAACTTTGTGTATGTGGATGAGATTGAAATGAGGGCAGCTCTAAAAGGAATAGACGACTGGAAAGCCTATTGTACTTCTTTCAATGGATATAATGGCACCACAACAGGCCAATGGCTCTATACAAGAGGTTATAATAATCCATTTAAGGATGCGGCAGTTGCTGCAGCTGCAGATGTTGAAGCAGATGCGGTTAATAATGGTCTTGGCAATATGCCCGGCGGAGGAGGCTTTGATTTTAATCCTCCCGGAAATCCTAATCTTCTACAGTCTGATATAAATAAAGTCCATACTTTTATACAAAGCTTTGCAAACGAGTATTATGGAAAAAAGGTTCTTATAGAAACAGATGCTGAGACTTACTATAACACAGAGGCCAAGAAGAACTATTACTCTGCTCTTCCGGCTGGAGAGGCTTGGATTGAAGATGGATCAACTTGGCTTGGATTAACAAAGCCTAGTGTTTATATGGACCCATTTACAAGCGATACAGCTATGGTATCAGGAGGAGCACGCTTTAGTGCGACTACAGGTTTCGTTCAGGCAGGAGAGGTTATAAGTGATGGAACTTATTTATATGTCAGGGCTAACGCAGACTCTAATTTTGTAACTGGAGTTAAGACTGTAGTTACACTAGCTTCACCTGTAGAGGCTAAAACGCAAGAGGCTGGGACTGGAGATGACTATGCAGGGACTATTCTTGTAGGAAGAGCCGAAGGCAGACTTCTTGCAGGCCTCCAAGCCAAAGTAAAGAAGTTTGTCTTTAATGGTTCTGATGTCGCATTTGGTCTTGCTAAGAAAAGGTATTATCCGACAAATATTGAAGTGCCTATGCGAAGTAATTACACAAAATACGGCCCTTTTGCATTTCAAGGTCCACCGGGTCCAGTTAACATGAAGCCTAATGATGATTTATCCCCTTGGAACTATGGCGGTTCCTCAGCTATGACCACTGTGGCAAATAGCCAGAGCCAAGATGGGTTAACATTTATGCAAGTGGGAGAGAGAGGCTCTGTGAATTGGCCCGGTTATCCAGAACACAGAATAGGATCAGAGCTTAGATCCACCAACACCACTTTCAACAACTTCGCCCTAACACAATATACTTGGGTTTTAGGACTTACGTCGCATTTTTATTATTATATACCTCTGACATCTTCTACTGGTTCTTTTGGACCTAACATAACTAGTGTTGCAGTTAATATAGGAGAAGGAGGTATCAATACCACTTATGAACTTACCACATTCACTCCAAACTTTGGAAGGCTATCTAAACTCAATACTGAAAGGATAAAACAGGCCGCTAAGAATAGGGTAACGCAAGCTAAACAGAGAAGAAAAATGGCATTTATGGACATGTATGTCCAACGCTCTAGATTTATGAACAATAGGGGATCTTAGGTACTATGGGTTATCAAGACAGCTCAAGAAGAAATAGCAGTGCTCCAAAGCCCTTAATTTTAGGGCAAATACATCAGGTTGATACTGATGCTAAGGCGACTTTTGCCGCAGCTGCTAGCGCGCAGGAGGTAATGTCTGCCGCGTCCGGGAACTTTGTTAATCAGGGCGGAGTTAGCTGGGACGGATTAGTGACGCCTTTTCAGTTAGGCACATCATCAACTAAGTTACCAGTCATGCCAAATAGTGCCGGAACTGAGTGTAGGCCTACTTTTACAAACCATGTAGATCCTCCTATCAATGAGTACACACCACCTACGGTAAATATTGGCACATTGAATCCATTCACTTTTAGTGCTCCTTATTCTGATACGACCAACCATTATGATGGGACGATACTTTTTAATGGGACTTCGGCCAGCGGTCAGAATATTCCTAATTTAGGTGGAGCCACTCCAACTAACTTAAGGCCTATGGCTCTTAGAGGCCCTCTGATTATTCAGGGTTGGGGATATGATATGCAGGGCAAGCCTATTCCCAACAAGGCAGATACAGTTAATGACGCAAGGGCTGGGACATTTACATCTAGCAATCTTAAAGACAAGTTTATAGATAATATGCTAGAAAGTAGGGAGACTTGGCCTGTTGCTCCTCTTGACTTAAGATATGACAGATCTAGGAAAGTCTGGACTGTTCCAAATACTTTTAGAATTATCAAGGCTACTGCCGAGTTAGACATAGATGCAGGTAGTGCTGGTGCAGCAGTGCCCAATAACATTAATACAGTTTATGACTCTAATGGTTCCGAAGAAAGTGACCCAACCATTACTGTAGACAACCCATCTTTTGGCAGCACCATTACTTCGGGCGAACAATTCTTTACTTTTTATGATACTAAAGATTGCAAGTACTACCCTTTAACATCTACATCATGCATAAATGTAAATAGATTATCTGGCTGCTATAATCAATCTGATGAAGCAGATACATATGTTCCTTACAACTCTCTACAGATAGGCTCTGGGTTAAAGGGAGTTCCTTATTCTCGGGACGCAGGATGCGACGGAAGTGGTCTTAAGCTAGAGACTATGCATAAGTTCTCTGGAGAGTACTTTACTAATATTATACCGGGACTCGGATTAAGCGTTACTGACAATGGTTGCGGCTCATTTACTATAAGCACCGAATCCGCTGAGGCATCTTGTCCCACTATCACTGGAGAAGGAACTGTCACAGTCACAAAAGGTGCCGGTTGTGATTTTGTGGTTTCTGGTGCTCCCGCCACAGATACGATTACTATCGTAAAAGCAACTGGATGTGCAAGCGTCACTGGACCAGCTATAAATGGAAATGAGAGAACATATACTGTAAGTGGTCACAGAACCGCTATTACAGGGCAAGGCTCAATAACAGCTGTCGAAAGTGGAGAGTGTGGTTATATTATCAGTGGGTGTGAACATACATTCTCTGGTCAAGGTGGAATCACTGTAACTTCCGATGGCTGTGACCATGTTATCAGTGGTTGCCAGACGACCGTTTCTGGACAAGGAGATATCACTGTCACCACAGATGGTGAGTGCGGGTATATAGTTAGTGGATGTGACCCTGTTGTTGCCGGAGCAGGATCAAATACTGTTACAGTTTCTACAGCAGGAGGTTGTAAAACTTATACGGTTAGCGGCTGTCAAGACAGCTTTACTGGAGTTGGCTCAGTTACTGTTACCTCAACTGCTCAGGGAGAATGTAAAGAATACACTATAAGCGGATGTGAGACAAGCCTATCAGGACAAGGTAATATCACAGTTACTCCTAACGGTGATTGCGGGTACATAGTAAGTGGCTGCACGACAGAGCTTGCTGGCGGTGACGGGATTAATGTTACTCCTAGTGGAGAATGTGGATATAAAATAGAGTTTGATGGTTGTCGCAATACTGTCGCTTCAACTGACAGCTGTATAATAGTCAATGAGCAAAGCGTAGGAGATTGTTCGAGATTTGATTTGTCCCTTAATACCGACTGTATAACTAGTGTTGCTGGAGCAGGAGATATTTCTGTTACCAATGTTGGTAATGTATATACAGTCAGTGGCTGTAATCCAGTAATTGCAGGAGGAACAAATGTCACAGTAAATGAATCTACTTCTGCAGGATGTAAGACATACACTGTTGATGCATCCGGCTGTAAGCCTTCTTTCGTTGCTCAAGGAGGAGTAAGTATCACAGACGTTGGGGACTATTGTAATCAGGTAGTGACGATAAGCGGCTGTCAAGACACATTTACGCAAGCAGGGACAGTAACGATAACATCGAGCAGTAATGGAGACTGTAAAGATTACACAATTAGCGGTTGCGCACCAGATATTGAAGGTATAGCTGGAATAAGTGTCACTAAAGCTGCAGGAGATTGCGGCAAGATAACCATAAGTGGTAACTATATAGACGGAACTGCTCCTCAATATAAAGATACTAGCTATTGCGATTATACCGCTTCTACAACTTCATGCACGGAGATTGCGTGTCTTACTCTTGGAGAAGGGCTGCAGCTCGCTGGAACAACCGTATCCGCTCCGCTTCTTCATGTTCAAGGAGACTGGGTCAGTGCTGACTGTGGTGGTGCTGCGGCTTCAGAATTTGATGCAACTAAGATACTGTTCAGTGACAATCTTATCGCCACTAGATCTAACTGTGAGTGGACTATTAAAGCCCTTGATCAGAAAATCTCTTCCACCAGAAATACTGCTGTCACAAACTGTATGGCACAGGGGGCAGATGTAGCCGATACTGACTTCAAAAAACTAGCATTCACTGACAATATTGGTGTTGCTGTTGCGGGCTGTGTAGCAACAATTAAGGGACTTGATCAGAAGGTTCAGAGCACAGAAACTGACAATATTTGCGGACTGACCAATGTTGCTGAGAAAGACTTTTCAAAGCTTACTTTTGCTAACAACATCGGTGTCTCAGTTGACGGCTGTACGGCAACCGTCAAGGGGCTTGATCAGAAGGTTGAGAGCACATCAACTGACAATATCTGCGGGCTGACCAATGTTGCTGAGACAGATTTTAAGAAGCTTACTTTTTCTAACAACATCGGGGTCGAAGTTGCTGATTGCGTAGCAACCGTCAAGGGGCTTGACCAGAAAATTTCCTCCGTTCCAAATGCCGCTGTGACAAACTGTATCGGGGATGCAGCTGTAGGTGAGACTGACTTCAAAAAGCTAGCGTTCACTGATAATATTGGAGTTTCTGTTGCTGACTGTGTAGCAACGATTAAGGGGCTTGACCAGAAGGTTGAGAGCACACAAACTGACAACATTTGTGGGCTGACCAATGTTGCTGAGACAGATTTTAAGAAGCTTACTTTTTCTAACAACATCGGGGTCGAAGTTGCTGATTGCGTAGCAACCGTCAAGGGGCTTGACCAGAAAATCTCCTCGGTTCCAAATGCCGCTGTGACAAACTGTATCGGGGATGCAGCTGTAGGTGAGACTGACTTCAAAAAGCTAGCGTTCACTGATAATATTGGAGTTTCTGTTGCGGGCTGTGTAGCAACGGTCAAGGGGCTGGACCAGAAGGTTCAGGGAATCGCTGGAAATTGCAGTAGCGCTCAAGGGCCGTTTGACTTCACGACCCTGCAGTTTGCAGACGGGCTTAAAATGACTAACGTTGGATGTACCACAACCATACAGAAGGTGCTCACAGTTCGAGACAATGGAGTTAGGGTAGGAGATGACCATTCATGTGAGTTAGACTTTAAGTGTGGATTAACAGTAGAAAATCCAGCCAATGGTAAAGTGGAAATCAAACTTGATCCAACTAACAGTGATCCAGCCGGTGACCAGACAGTTCAGCTTGTGAAAGATATATGTTGCCAAGGAAATGGCTTTGATATTAAATATACAACCCTAACATTCAACTCTTGTGGACTACTTAAGAGTGTTGCCGAGGGCGATGCTTGTTAATTAAAAGGAAAATAAATGACTAGTAGATTTGTAGCAGTAGGACCTGATGGCAACAATGAATGTTGCGTGTGTGGGTTCTTAGGAAATCAGGCTGATTCTGCAGGCAATAGCTGCAGTGGAGTTTGCACGTCAGGCAATAACAATCTTTACGGAGCCAATCCCGGTGAAGGAGGTGTGCCTTGTTTTCCACAAACATGTTGTCCATGTCCTGCTACTGGAGATGGTAGGACAGTTACTCTAACCTTGACTGCAAGCTGCGCAGCTGGTGGCGTTGCTGAGACCATTACCCTAACTGCCAGTGATGGAATAAGCATTTGTAGCGGGGATAATCCTGCAGTTGGAGGAGGAACTTGCTATACGCCTGATTCTTTAGGACAGACAGGGACTGTACAAGCATATGAAAAATATGGAAAAAAGGATCACATTTTCTCTGGAATTGTTGGAGACGAAGGAGGGCCTTGTCCCGGAGCTAAGGCAGATATTGCTCTATGTTGTTGCGGAGCGCATACTCAAGCGACCAAAGCCGGAAGCACTGGAGAATGTCACACCTGCAATTATGTACTAACGATGCAATTTCACCCTGTGGAAACAGATAAGTATTGCCACTGTCCTTCTGGATATATAGAAGGGACTCAGCCTAAGACACAGATATTGCCGGGTTATACAAATGTTGAGGCCAGTAGTGATACTGACTTGTTCAATGAATTTGTTCTTGTTAGTTCAAGATGCGATCCATTCATATTAACTTTTGAAGCGAATGATCTCTACTGGAATTGCGGACCATGCATGAATGGTGAAGAAGATGGTGTTAGCAACACCGTAGATTTAACAGCAGTTATATCATAAGGATCTATAAATGGAACAAGACTATGACTATGAAAAGATGGCAAGTGAAGGATACGAATGTGAGTGTGAGTCGGCAGGATTTTGCCCCTTACTTGCAATGAGGATGGATGACAGGCTGCACAACTTCTGCAAGACAGACGCTAGATATCGAGAGTACTTCTTGGAAACTGCTCGCAACAGAGGTGTCCATGACAGAGAAGTTAAAAGACAGAGGAACCAAAGGCAGCGAAAATTTCAAAAACTACATTCTGATGCAGACTTGGCAATATCTGAGCTCAAAGATCAAGGAGTCGAGATTGAAAAAATTTCAGAAGGCTTAGGAGATACAATAGAAAAGGTTCTTAATAAATTTGGAATCAACAAAGATAAGATACAGAGCATTCTAGGAGCTCAAGGATGTGGATGTAGCGAAAGAAAAAAATGGTTTAATAAAATATTTTCTTATAATAAGGAAGAAAAGAATGTCTGAAAATATAGATAACCTATCTGATGAACAGTTGGCAGATAAAGTGATAGACGAATTCAAAAAAGAAGGAGTCGATCAATATGTCTCTCATGCAGCAGATGCTAAAGGAGGACTTGGAGATACCATAGAGAAAGTTCTAGGCAAGATAGGTATAACCTCAGAAAGAGTAGAAAGAATATTCAATGTAGATTCTGGAGGCTGTGGTTGTGGAGCAAGGAAGAAGTTTTTGAATGGACTCTTCCCTTATTTCAACAAGTATAAAGAAGATAACACTAACGAATAAAAAAAGGGGGTATATAACCCCCTCCAGTTTTAAAAAACTGCCTTAGATATCTACTTAGAGGCTGGTGGCTTGTATACAAACCATCCCCTCTGAGGTAGAAATCCTCGGTTCTTATCAGCATAAGCCTTTTCATTGACTCTTTGCTCTTTCTGCTTCTCAGAAAGCTGATCCCATCTGATCTTTGGATAGATCTGACCACCCTTCTTCGTGCGTCCGAATATAACTTTAGCTCGACAATCTTTGCAGACCACCTCAAGCCAGTCATTTTCTGAGCTGTCATGACGACAAACAAACTTCACATTTGGTGAAGAGCATTTACCACATGACTGATGCTGAAAAACTTCCTGAACTCTAGCAACTTGTTTAAAAAGTTCTTCTTCAGTTTCCGCGTCAACTTGAAAAGTCAAGTCGGGCGTTGCTCTGACGTTAGCTTTCATTACTTTTTACCTCCGGTATCAAATGTTTCTCTCCATTCGGAATCGTAACCCTTCAAGTTTTCAGGAATTGATGCTGGACTTCTTTGGTACTCAGATAAAGTACTTAACAGCATTCTGCCTTGGAGGTTACTAGAATCTCTGATTGAGTCAGCGTTAGGACAAACACTCTTGACACCCTCAACCAAATTAATATCCAGTCGCTTACACATCTGATTGATAGCCAGTATCTGCTGGTCAGTTATATTTTCCTGAGCAGCTAGCACATCATCTTCTGATGTTTGCTGGACTTCCTCAGCAGTCACGACCCTTAGTTTAAGAGCTCTTCGTAAGGCTTTGCCTTCAGCTCGGGTATCTGCTGTAGAAACAAGGTGTTGGTTGAAAGGGTGTGGAATGTTTTGAAACTTAACATCGACACAACCATCTACAGTTATTATAACGTCTGTAGAGTATTTTTGGATCGACAAAGTATGCTTAACTGTGCATACTCCTCTAGAAGTATCATAGTTGAATATTTCACTTGTGGAGCTTACGATTTCTCCGTAAACTCTTTCAGTAACTCTACGTAGTCCATCTACAGTGGGATTTCCCTGCTTGAGTTCGCTGTCATGCATTTGATCAAGAACATACTCACTCCACTCAGGGTCAGAAGGAGTATATACTACCTCTTCTGCCTCTTCATCAAGCTCTTCCTCAATTACATCTACGATGTCTTCGAAATCCGCTTTTTCAACTTTAGCTTTACTTTTTGCTTTACTCATATCTCTATATACCTCTGATCTTCCTTTGGAAACTCTTTAGTTATCTTTTCTAGCTCTTGAACAACCTGTTCCAATACTCTTCTAAAGTACCTTTGAGAGCTCCTCTTGTCCTGTTTGATTCTTATTAGAACCATTCCCTCTGATATAATTAGACCCGTTTTTTGACGATCTGACCTCTTATTTCTTTCTAAATTTTCCTCTCCCCACACGGGCTCAAAATGTGAAGGGCCGTCTACTTCTATAGCTGTTGAAGTATCATTAACATATAAGTCTATTTCCAGTCTTTGATTTCTCAGCAGATGTTCTCTATGGAACTGAACATCATATCCTAGTTGGGTAAGCTCATATAGTAGATATCGCTCCATCTTAGATCCTATTCTTGAAGCTTCTCTAATTGCCTGACTTCCTTTTTCTAGAAGTTCTCTCTTTTCACTTTCAGATTTGCTTTCCCAAGAAACCTTTCCTATCTGAGATCGGACAAGTCTTTCTTGATCATCTAGAGAATCCCACACCTTTCCTTGGCTTTCACTTATTTTAAGCTTTGTTTCTTCCGTGTGTCCTTTTCCCTGAGTAGGATGTTCTGACCTTCCACACTCTAAAGCAATTTTGGCAGCTTGGCTTCTAGTTCTTATTTCAATACCTAGCTTAGAGGCATCTCTTCTGAGCTTATTAGCATAGGTTCCAAACTCTTTTGCTATTTCAGCAAAGCTAAGCCTTTCTTTTATGTACTTCTGCTTGAGAACTTTTTTCTTTTCTTTATCATTTAGAGAGCTATAATTCATTTCAAATCTCCAATATCTTGTCTGCGTTGATAGATTCCATAATCCCATCTGGCTTTCTTACAAAAGCTTCTAAAACATCATATATTTCTTTTGTGCGAGCAACTATTTTAACATCTTTATTGAAAAAGACTTTGATAATATCTGAGTATAGCAGTGAACTATATTTGTGCCAGTCTATAGAGCATACCCAGAAAACCTTCTTACCACATATGCTATTCTCTAGTGTAGTTATTGCATCTTGCAATGTGACAGACATCAGTACGCCTTCAAAATCATAAGCCATATATTTTGAGTATAGCGACATATTAGGGTTATCTGAGTCTGATCGTGAGTTTGAGAATATTGTCACATTGTTTTTACAAAATTCATCTACATCTATACTTGCCATATTTTCACAAACTATTCCTATCATGATACTTCCTCCTTAGCTTTTAGTATTGATGCTGCCGCTTCTTGTGCTCCTAAAGCGGAAAAAAGATTGTAACAAAAATTAAACCCGCTATTATTCACTATCGACTCTCTTGCTTCTTTAATATTATAGTTGCCTTTTTTTGTCTCCTGTATTGCCTTATGCAAACTTTCTATATCATTAAAGGTGTTGACTCCCGGCAACGTATCATTAGTGAAGACAATTGGAACTGTTCTCATCATAACCGATTTGTGCCAATAGTCTCCTGTCATATCGACATAAATGCTGCAAGACTTGACGATATCAGCCCTCTCCTGATCGGTTATTGATCCCAAGTATGCATGGGTATCTAGTTTTTGACTACCAAAAAATCTAGTTCTGATTGATATAAGCTCTTGGAATAAGTCTGAGTTTGATTCTAGTTTAGCTTGTGTAATTGACTCAGTGAAAGTTGCCAGCTCACACTCCATATATGGCTTTTTATTCCCTCTAAGTACATTTGTTATGTCATATATATTAGTGGGAAGATCAATTGATGATCTGAGTTCTGATTCTCCAATGACAATGTCAGACAGGCATTCGTCCGCTGGATGATCTCCCAAATAAGCCACTACAGTTGATGGGAACCTCTGTTTCATATATTGCATTCCCTGTATACTGGCTTCAGGGCCATATATTAGCAGATCAGGTTTTTTGTCCTCAAGCATTCTATATAGAGGGATTACAGAACTTTTCCATCCAATTACATTTATATTAGATGCTACAAGTGTATTGCCTATTATCTTTGATAGTGGGCCGCTTTCTTCTATAACAATCATTTTATATTATTCGCTCTTATTAGATCCTTGGACGTGTCTATGTCAACAACACTTATTGATTTGTCAACTATGCATTTTATTTTTCCACCAGCATCAACAACCTTATTTATTATTTCGAAGCCAAATTTTTTCTTGTTGCTTCTGTTCTGGCACTCTTTCTTGAATATTTCTAGTTCTCTGCCTTGTAGGTATATTATCTGATTCCATTTTGTTTCTAAATCGTACATCATGTTTACTATATTTTTTTCATTATCGAATATGCATCCTACTTCATTATTCCTTTCTTGGTCAAGGCTTGCTGACGTAGAGCTAGTTGAAAAATCCATTTTTGATAACGCTTGCTCATTGAAGACAAGATCGCCATAGATTATCAGCACTCTTTCGGTCTTGACTGATCTTAGAGCGATAGACAGGCTTCTAGAGACATTCGTAATCGAGTAATTTTCATTTTCAAGCTTTATGAAGTACTCTGGGCATGAATCCATGAGCTTATCACATTCAAATCCTGCTACTATTATAAACTCTACTGATCCTAAAACTTTTTCTACTATTCTAATTTGTCTTTGCAATATATTGCTTTTACCTAATTCGATAAGAGACTTGGGGCCATAGCTCTTCATTCTACGACCCTCTCCCGCTGCAGGTATGATAACAGTAAGGGTATCCTTTTCCTCTGCTTTTATTTTATGTTTAGCCATCTGATTTAAACAGTCCCTTTGCAGTCACAACATCTTTTTCTTCTGAAAAGTTAAAGTGTATACCGTTTCCATCTTTGTCGGCTAATCTTTTATTCATAAAAAAAGCTTTCTTGGAATCATATGCCTCTTCAGACACAAGGTATTTTAATCCGTCAATCTGTTGGAATATATCCACTATCATCTTTACAACTTTACTGTGCGCAAAGTCTAGACCTTTAGGAACTATACCAAATATGTCAGTATCTATAGAATATATCTCATTTTGAAAACTTGATCGTCCATCCACATTTATCCAGCCTTCAAAATTATCATAGTCTTGCTCTGGTTGTTTCATTTTAGCATATGTAAATACTACTTTTGGATCATGCTCGGACATATCTCTTCTATCTTATAGATATAGTTTTCAGCATCCTCTTCGAACTCAAGGAGCTTATCTTCTATATGTACATTGAATGCATTGCCGGTATGTTTTCTATGGAGAAGTCTATTGACTAACATTCCGTTTAGACTTTCATCTACAGGATGGCAGTATACAGGCTGCTTGGCATCAATGATTATAGACTCGTGTATCTCTTGCGTAAAATCCTCGGGCACTTGAAAACCACAAGAGAACACGATATAGTAAGGGAAAGCATATTTAAAGTAGGTTCCATCCACAGCTAAGTCAATAGCTTGCCGATCTGTTGTCTCGACATCTAAAATATTTTGTATTCTCCAGTCTACCTTATCCTCATGCTTTTTTAAGATTGCCTCTATTTCCATGTTAAGTTTATAGATGGACTCAGTTTTCTTCATACTTATAACAGAAACAATATTCGGAGGATTGAACTGCTTTACTAGTGACTCTAGTGTTAAATCCAAGTCATCTAGTGTAGAGTCTTGATGCAAGAGCAACATAACTTGATATGGGCTCTTCGTCTGAGATTCTACAATATTCATTAGTTCAGACTTTGTATACTGCTTAGCCCATTCTTTGTCTCTGTGATGCGTGCATAGTTTATTGTTTATAACAAAAAATTCTTTATCGCTATCATCATAAACTTCTACAACTTCAGCGCCTGCATTCTTATATTTGTCTAGCATGCCAGCAGAGCATCCTGTTTGTGTCTTGTCCGAATACACAGAGAAAGCACAATCTTTACAACTTGTATGTACTTGATTTATCATATTCTTTTTGCCTCTAAGATGTAGTGAAAACCGGATAATCCGGCATATTGAATTTGAAACTCTTGGTTGTCAGACACTCTTGCTGTTAGTTCATGCAGGCTAACACACCTAGATTTATTCCTAACGACCAGCGAAGAAAAGTCATTTGATGTAATTTCTCCTCTGGTCATATTGTTTATAGCCTGATAAATGTCTATTCCTTGAACTTTTAGTGTTCCACTTTTTCCAACTTTGTTCATAAGCTGCTGCAAAGAATCGTCATACGGAGATGTCTCTAAAAATCCATATGCCTCTATACTTGAATAAAAGTAGTCTGGCTTTTCTGAGATATCCGCATTTTGACAAATATCAACATCCGATAGGGTTCCCGGAACAACTGGGCGATTCTCATCGCAGAAAACAAATAGTCTCATATTACGAACTTCTTCCTAAAACATATTCCCATTTATTAATAAAATCTTCTTTGCTTGTGAAGCACTTTGAGGCTAAATCTCTGATCTCATATTGTGAAATATTACTTGACATAGCCTCTTGAATTAATTCTGACAAGTCTTCATAACCATTATAAAAGTATCCCTTATCACCCAACAGCCTTTCTGCTTCTACCGAGTAGGGTAAGACTGGTATGCAGCCAAAGGTCAGCGCCTTTATAAGGTGTGGTGTCAGCCCTACGATAGTATCTAAAAATACCTTAGATGATACTAAGTTGTCAGGGTTGAATTCCAACAATGTTTGAACTTTGGATGCCGAAGAAAAAGCTGCAATTATATTAGCTGGGGCATGTTGAAAAATACAAACAGATTCATTCTTGTTTTCAGACGGAGTATCTTTGTATACAGGAGGTATAGTGATGCTCCCCTCTCTTCCAAAAAATGGAAGCATAGAGACCTCTACCTGTGAAGAGTATTCAACTTTTTCCTTTACATTAAAAGTAAATGGTCTTGGGCAATAATTTTGCTCACTACTGTTATGAACGCATATTAGATCTATACCAAATCTTTGCTGAAGCTGTTTTGCCATCTTCATCTCTTCGGCAGTTCCAACACAAATCATTTTGTCAAACGTACCAACCATAGGCGATGATGTTTGTTGTATAAATAAAAGGTTGGAAGGGCAAGACTCTAGTGGCAAACCCCAACTGCTTGGACTATGTACATATATATTAACATCCTCAATATCGCAAAGCTCCTTGCAGTATTCCTCATAGCCGCTTTGGAATAGAAGTATATTGCATACTTTTGTATTCGTTCTTTTGTTTAGTCTATCTAGCACATGGAACATATTACATCTCCAACACTTTTATTATGTTTGTAGTAAAAACTTTTATAGCCTGATCTTATCATCATCTCTTGCTTATTCCTAAACTCTTTCTTATTGTTTACAACTCTCTTCATGGTTTCAGCTAAGTGTAGCTCGTTAGGAATATTCCCAATAAGATGTGAGGACCTTCTACCTTCAGATGACTTAACTAAGTAGCAATACTTTTCATCAAGCCACTCGAATATACCGTCGTGGTTACAAGTGATTATAGGACTTGCATAAGATGTTGAGATCATGGTTGGCAGTGATATTGAATAATCCATAGTCGCATCTATGAAACAATTCGACTTTTCGTAAACACTATTATCATTATATATCGCTATAGTTGGGTATAAATCTACTTTGGTAAAGACATTGATACCCTCTTTAATCGTGTTTATAAATGACACTAGTTCTTGGGGAGAGTCTGATAGTACGTTAAGTACGACATTGTCGCTTGATGTAAACGAACTTAGATACGCACGAATAACAACTTCTAAATTAGTGTACTCGCCCAATGAAGAAGTAAGAAAGCATGTGTTTTTTGTTATGTGCTTCATGCTAGATTGTCTAGGGGCTTTAGCTACTGTTGGCCTAGCAACCAAGACATTTTTTCTCAACGGCTTTGGTATAGTCTTTTTCTGAGAGTGACTTCGGACAACTATCTTGTCTAGAAGTCTAAGAAAATTTTCTTGTTCTATGACTCCTTTTAGTGTAGGCTCAAATATTCCAACATTCGTATATTTTGTTTTAACAAAGTTTTCATAATTGACATACTGTATGCATAAGTCTGGATTCTCGATTGGTAATTCGTGTATACCACTAACCTCAACTTGCCTGTCATAGATAGAACAATTTGTGTTATTAATATTCTCGCAGGAAGACAGGTCTTTGACTAAAGACCTAGACTTAACTCCAATTTCTGAGTTGCTCTCATAGGGCGATATTGTAACTGACTTAATCATCCATTCTTCCTTTTTTCAAGAATGTCATTGGGGCAGCTTCCAAGACACCTGTCCTCAGCTGTTCTAGTATATTTTTGTCTTGAGCTCTTGTCTTGAATATATTAAACATAATATCAACATTGAATGGTTCTAATTGAGGCCCATATGATCCATCTATAAAGCATCCAAAGTCTAGGCTAGCAAGGTATTTTTGTGCATCATATGAGTTAACTCTTTCTGGGCTTCTTATTAGCTCTGCAAAGCACCATTTTACAAAGTGTTCGTAAGACATTCCTTGAGGAATTTGATCAGGAATATCTGACTGCTCTATAGGCAGATCCCACTTTCCTTGCTCTGCTATAGGCTTATAAGAGTCTATATAATTTTCCCATACTTTAGCTGTTGCATCCCAGTCATATCTTCTCATTGCTCCTTCCCTAGCCTGAGAAGACCTCTCTTTTCTATAGTTGTCATCATGAGAAAAATGATGTTGTAATATCTCTGCCAAGTGCTCGTTGTCTGGATAAGCTCTCTCTGCGTTAGTATTGAGCTCCCTAAACATCTTTTTAATTCTTATAGGATATCCATTAGTATGTCTCACAACGTCTTCCATAGCGCTGTAGTCAACAGCTGCTACAGGGACTCCGCAGCAAGCTGCCTCCACTTGTGGCATACCAAACCCTTCACAGATAGCATACTGTACATATAGGTCAAATAAATTGTATACATTTATGAGCTCCTCTATGCTTATCCCGTGACCAACATTGGGCATGAATGCATTTCTTTGTCCGCATTTGCTACATTTTTTCACTGGACCTTTATATCTAGACGGCTCCCAGTGAGAACATCCCCTGCAAACATACGTGCAAAGGACATTATTAGAAAGTCCATTGCTCATTATTCCATCTTCTATATCCCAGCCGCCCTTTTCTGGATAGCTTGTGTGCAGATATAAAAATGATTTCTCTGCTATCTCTTTCGGAGCATTGTCTAGAAACATTCTAAAAGATTTCATAAGCTCTATGAAGAGTTTCCGCGTCTGATTTCTCATAACTGTGCCAGTTATAAAGCAATCTTCAGGAAGTCCATACGACGACTTATGCTTCTTCTTGTCTTGTACGGGCTTGTAGACTTTTGGATCTATCGCTGGAGAGGCACAACCTATTGTATTAATCGTTCCTCCAGATTGCCTGTCTAGCACTTTTTCCCCAAACTCCGAGTATGCTAGTACAGCATCGCACGACTTGAATGTCTCTAGCCATTTTCTCTTCTGGGGGTAAGAGTCAACAGTAGGCATCCATAGCCAATGGAAGTACTTTCTTAGAGGAGACTCTTTTATCCACTCGTCCATCCAAGGATCTCTATAGGTTAGAACGATGTCAGGCTTAAAGTCCAACACTACTCTATTGAATCTCCATATGCCAAACGCATTTGCTTGCTGGCTATTATATAGATTCTTTTCTTCTTCTGTGATTGGGGTGTTGCTGTAGTAGTCCCAAGGAACGTCCCCTATTCTATTAATATCTCCGTAGGACGCGAATTCAGCAAGATGATATTTATTGGTCGCTGCTAGTCTGGGTAGAACCTGCTTAGCATATGTTCCAAACCCAGATGCCAAGTGATGAGACTCACTAACAAATAATACTCTTTTCTTACTCATTACACTCTCTTATCTTTTGTATAGCACGATATACGACTCTTTTAACATAGGATCTTCCTCTACCCAATATGTCAGCTATTTCTTGTAGAGTATATCCCATTTTCCTAAGATCTATTAGCTCAGATTCCTCTACAGAAAGGCTGTCAGGACAATGTTCCCAAAGGGTATCCTTAGTAATATAGTAAGGAGTTTTTTCATCTGAGATAGAAAAATATCTATTAGATTTAATCGCTTTTATTTCCTTGATTATTTCCCATCGTATCGGATTCCAAGCAAAGGTAGACAGAGCTGATTTCTCTGGATCATGCTTTTCTAGAGCTTTCCAAAGTCCTATCCTGCCAGCTTGTATATAATCTTCCTTCTCTGTGTTACTCTTAGGATTGAAAGAGTTCACAACAGAGACAACAAGTCCCATGTTCTTTTCTATTAAATCATCCATATAATATATTATATCGTCCTTTTCAAACTAACTTGTTAGCTGTTCAACTCTTTTTACCAAAAAACTTCCTCTATTTTTGTCTCTGCTTCCTCTTAGAAGAACAGTGTTGCCTTCGTAGAGCAAGTTCTTATACTTTTCCCATTCATCAGAGAAGGCAGTAATGTTGTCTAGGATACAGCTAGTATCACCAGCTGTTATGAACCCCATACTCTTGCCTTTGGCCTTCCCTTTCTTGATCTTCCATTCTCTTACAGATTCTATCTGGACTGCTATCACAGGGCCATACTGACTTTCGAAGCCGTCAATAAACTCCTTACAGGTGCAGTTAGCCCTATCTGTATTGTACTCATCTACTTTGTTGCATGTTAAAGCTATACCAAGCAGTTCTTGTTCTTGTTTCGCAAGCCAAGACGCAGAATCAAATAGTTCATATCCGGGATCATTGTATGATCGAAGCAAGTCTTCAACGATAGGACATCTGTCTCTTCTAAAGATTGGTCTATTCTTATCTTTGCCTTGAGATGCATCTATCATAGCCTGTATACATTGCTCTGTGCTCAGCTCGTAGTTCTGTTTTTTATAATCAATTAACCAAGAGATCTCCCTCTTGCTAAACTCTTTAATTACATTAAAATTATGCTGCATCTTAGATCTAGGAATTTTAAAACAATCGAACGCTCCGGCTAGTATGAGGCTCTCAAAGGCCTTCTTATTAACCTTGGGGGATACTAAGATCAAAAAGCAAGACCAGTCGCAGGCTTTAGGATCTATTCCCTCAGTCTCCATGTAATTCACCATCTTTTTAAATACAGATGAACCCACTCCTTTTACGTTTGTAAGACCATATCTTGGATGTTGTTCAATAAGCTCGAACTCTTCATTCATGTGAATAATACTAGGAGGCATTGTGTTGATGCCCATTATCTTTGCGTTGTTAACAAGTTCTTGAACTTCAATAAATGTGTCTGGCTTTCCAACTGCATGCTTTAGGTAAGAAGTAAAGAATTCATGTGGGAAGTGAGCTTTAGCATATGCTGTGAGATATGCATTATAGGCATAGCTGACAGAATGAGATTTATTAAAAGAATATCTTTGAGACTTTTCAATCCAAGAGAATATCTCCTCAGCTTCCTCTCTAGTGACAATACCTTTTGCCTCAGACTTTTCTATGAAAGACTTCTTGACTTCTGCCATGACACTAGCCTTCTTCTTACCGATTGCCTTACGAAGGATATCAGCTTCCTGCAAGTCAAAGCCAGCTATTTGCTGTGCAATAAGAATAGCTTGTTCTTGGAAGACAAGAATGCCGTAAGTGCTCTTAAGAATCGGCTCTAAAGCTTCATGGAAGTACTCGACAGCGTCAACCTTGTGCTTCCTGTCGATATAGTGCATCGTAAGAGTCTTTCCTTTGACTACAGCCTCAAGACATCCCGGACGCATAATAGCGATTAGGTCTGACAGCTCTTCGATGTTTCTTGGTTTAGCTTGCTTTGCTAGAGATCTTCCAAGCTGAGACTCAAGCTGAAAGACACCTTTCGTATTTCCTTCGCATATTAAGTCCCAAGTTTTAGGGCAGTCCATATTCATTTTTGTTATGTCAGTGCCGAAGATAATCCTACCTTCATCGTCTTGTTCAAACTGACATCCGCAATCTAGATTTATCATTTGCTAAACGCACCTTTAAATTTACTTACACTTGCTTGTTTTCTATGAAACTTTAAAAACTTAACCATCAGTTTAGCTTCGTCAATTGTATCTGATAGAGCTTCGTGTGCTTGAGCACTTGCCTTTAATCCAAAGAAGTCCCTAAAAGTATCAAGCTTCATACTGTTGGGCTCATCTAGATTTTCAAACCAAGTAAAAAGAATATCCATCATATCAATTTTTGTGACTGTGGATAGAGGCATCTTAGTCTTGTGTTTTTCTGATAACCTTTTTAGAATAGGTAGATCAAAGCCAATGATATTGTATCCAGCAGGGATAGGTTCAGTGTACCATTGTCCCGGCCTCTTATCTACCTCATACTTAGAACAATAAGACATAAAGTTCTTCCAAGCAACTTTCTCAGTCTGCCCATTCTTCCAATCCTCTATGATGTCTTCCGATTCAACACCTCTTGTTTTAGCATGCCAAGCGATTGTGTCTTGACGAGCCTTTGTAAAGTACTCCTCGTCATCAATACCGTCTGGCTTGATTGTGACCCTAAAAGCCTGTGCCTCTTTGATCTCTAATGTTCTGGGATCAACAGGGACAGCCGCAAGCTCAACAGGATTACAACTATACGGATCAGTCCCATCGGTTTCTAGGTCAAACACTATAATCCATCTATTGTTTATCATCTTCTTTTTCTTCCCAATCTATTTCAGCGCTACATTCAGAGCATCGTTTTTGATACTCATCTACAACTTTACCACAAACTTCACAGTATTTCCATACTACCATATTATACTTGTACCTTATAAGTATTCTTTATAATTTCTGGCATTTCCATAATCTTATCTAGCATTTTAATTCCCAAAACGTCTAGCTTAAGAAGTCCAGCATCTTCGCATGATGGTCCTTCAAAGCCTGCTAGTTGCCCTTTTCCCTCTTTGTCTATGACCATTGGGCAAACATCATATATCGGCTGAGGAGATACTACAACGCCAGCTGCATGCTTAGATTGAATAATCTTCGTGTCTTCCAACCTAATTGCTTGCTCAAAGATCTTAGCAAACTTACCTTGCAAATTGCCATTATCATCTACATAACACCACTCTTTGAGTTTGTCCTTCTTGTTCTCAAGAGCCCAAGTTATCACAGATGCAGTTCCTAGCTCATCCTTCATGTCCTGTAACTCATCCGAAATTTTTGCTTCATCTAGAATATGAGACGTTATAGCATTCTGCTCACTAAAACCAATGTTTCCTCTAGCTGCCATAACTCTTTTTAGTGCAGCACGACCCTTGAGAGTTTGGAATGTAACAATCTGAGCTACATTGTCTTCACCATACTTTTGCTTGATGTAGTCTATAATATCATTTCTTGATTGTTTAGGTACGTCAATATCAATATCAGGCATTGATACTCTTCCGCCAGCATTACGTCCAGCATTATAGAATCTTTCAAAGATTAAGTCATGCGGCATTGGATCAATCTTTGTAATGTCCATAAGGTAAGAAACCATACATCCAGCAGCACTACCTCTTCCCGGCCCTGTGAGATATCCTCTTGACTCAGCATACTTTAAGATATCCCTAACAATTAAGAAGTAACTTGACAGGTTAGTTTCAGTAAAAATTTTAATTTCTTTATTGACTCTATCTCCATACTCACTAAATAGAGAACCCTTTTCGACATGGCTCATCTTGCTAGACCATCCTTCTCTACACAGCTCCCTTAGATAATCATTCGGAGACATACCGTTCGGACAAGCAAATACCGGCGGATTTGGAGGTCCTAGAATGTCGTACTGTGTACACATGTTAGCTATGTCGATTGTGTGCTGTAGTTCCTCCTCAGTGTGGAACTCTCTCATGTCTTCATAGCTAGGAATGTGATAGTTGTTTGAATTAAAGAATGTTCCTAGAGAACGAGACTTGCCCTGCTTAAGCTCAGATTGAACTTGTCCGATGCTCTTTCTCATAGATGTACATAGTAACACTCTCTGGTCATGGGCATCTTCACGTCTACAGTAGTGCGCATCTGGCGTTGCTACACAAGGAATTTTAGTAAGATTAGAAATTTCCCTTAGCTTTTGGGCAACTTCTTTTGCTTTTTCATTTATAAGAGAGTCTATCAACTGGATTTCTATATAGAAATTGCCCTTGCCAAATGCGTCTTGCAGCCTTTCTGCTTCTCTGATTCCATCACTTTGCCAGTTTGGGTTATCTACCACAGCGTTTGCGAGACGAGACCCTAGATGACCACTGAATGAGACGAGAGAGCCATCTGCTTTTGATGCAAGCTCCATGAAGTAATCGACGCCAACTCTAGGCTTATGATAAAAGTGGTCTACCTTGTTGGATATTGATACCATCGAAAGTAGGTTCTTCCATCCCTTCAAATCTTTTGCGATAACAACTTGGTGTGCAAGCTTCGAGTTATCTGGCTCTTTGATCGTCGCATCTCTATTGCTGACATAGAACTCACATCCAAGGATTGGCTTGAAGCCGTTGGATATGGTCTTATGGAAGTCAATCGCTCCGCTTACCGTACCGTGATCTGTCAATGCACAAGCATCAACTTCTATCTCTTCTAGTCTCTTTGCAATATGTTTTGTTTGTGACAGTCCATCTAAAAGTGAATATTCGCTATGGACATGTAGCGGCACGTATTTCATCTTGTCAATTCCCAAATGGTATCGTATAGTTCTCTTATAGGTAAATTATACATGTTAACATGAGTCTTGAAGCTATTTGTTTTATCTATTCTCCCACTTTCCCAGAGAGAAGCTCTTTCCCAGTACTCAAAAGATCCCATAAAGCCGCACAACCATATGTTTTTTAGGCCATAGTATTTTTTAGGATGACTTTTGGTGCATCTGTCAAACTCTAAGCTTATAAAGCCATATAGGTCTGGTTTCTGATGCTTGCTTGTTTCGGCTATTGATACATCATAATGTGGTCTCGGAGAGACTGTTCTTCTCTTTGTCTTTACCTCAAGTCTATGTCCACATTCTAGAAGAAGGTCATGATTGTATTTATCCAAGCCCCTATTGTTACTAACGATGTCTGCGTTAACATAAGGAGCTAAAGCCTCTTCTCCTAAGTAGCCGGCTATATTTCCACCGCCTCTAAGTATAGAGTTATTAATAGAGCCTAGAGACATTGCCTTCTCTCTAGCTCTCTCTATCATAGCGTCATCAAAAGGTAGTTTTATCATACTTCGCCGGGAGCCTTATACTTGCCTATTGTGTGATCTGGAGCCATACAGTTCCCTGTTACCCACTCAATACCGTTTTCCTTTATCATTGTTTTTGTTTGTTCGCACTTTGTAAGAGCTGCACCGAACATATTATACATCGGATCTACATGCGTGCCTTCATAGGTGGTCTTGCCAGCAGAACACAGCTTTGAGCATTTCCAAGACTTCCTAAGTTCGGGCATGTTAGTATCTTTTATTTTTTCAAACTTAGCCCTTATCATTTCCAAAGTCTCAGGTATATCGCTATCTTGAAAGTGTAGAGTAAAAGGACCGCCATCATTCATAAAATGAATAGTCACTAAGAAGGTTTCTACATGAGGATATAGCTTCTTACAAGCTAGATGGTACATTCTAAGCTGAGGGTCTTTTTCTAGCTTAGCATGAGTCTTCTCTTTTCCTGTAGCCCAGTCAAGCCTTCTCCCAGTCTTCCAGTCAATTATCTCATAGACTCCATCGCCAACGTCGGTGATTAAGTCAATAGTACCCTTTAGTGCTAGATGGCCTTTCAATATACTTCCATCAGAAAGCTCATACTCGTACTTGGCCCAGTCTTCTTCTATTTCAAAATCAAAGTGCGGCTCAGCTTCCACAACATTTCTATTCTTAGGATCAAAAAAGCCATCGTCATCATCAAATATTTTCCAGACCCATTTCCGGCAATGCTTCAAGTCTAGAGGTTTCCAATCATGATGTGTAGTTCTAGAAGTGTAATATTCATATACTGTATCAATAATTTGATCTAGATATTCTGGGTCGTAGTTAGAAGTTTCTATCTCTCCAATTTCATGATCTTCAAAAACTGCATGACCATCCTGCAGCGCTTTCTTTGCAAGGGCGCACAGCTCAAGAACCTTATGAACAATAGTTCCTTTATCCGCTTTCTTTCCAGAAGCGCCCCTCCAGCCTAAGTTGTACTCCATGTAATATTGCATGGGACACATTCTATGAGAGTTGAAAGAACTGCTTCTAAAGTATACGATAGGTATGCTCATTGTTGCTCCATTATAGGTACTACATTGGGTAAGTGACTGATAGCATCACCAATCATTTTTATTTGCTTTGCTACAGTAATATCCTTATTGTCAACAACAGCATCACAAAGGTTAAGGCAACCTTCTATCTCTTTCTCACTAGAGTGAGTATCAGATTTTTCATATGGATCTCTAGTCAATCCTACTATAAATCCACCTGCTTCTTGAAGCTTGACAATCTCATTCTCAAACCTCACGTCGCAGACTAGTGCTACTTCAGGATTATCTTTCTTGATTTTTCTTAGTAAGCTTTTTATCCAGATGTCTGGATCAAGTGTCCTAAATATGTCTGTTCCGACATACTGTAAGACCTCTCTAGCTGTCATTTTCTTACTTTTAATATTATTTTTTGCATCTCTATAAGGTATATCTCCCCAATATAGATCTGTAGGAGAGTTCTTTTGCTCATCTGTTCCGTATGCTTGACCGTACTCTAAGCCAAGTATGTCTATACAGAGATCTTTTAGTGTGTCAGCAAGGCCATATATTTTAATAAATGATCCCAGACTGTCATCGAAAAGCTTTTTTACATTCAGATTCTTTTCACTGAATTCAAACCATTCTTTTCCATCTTTCTTTTCTCCAAAGATATCTGTTACCTCTATCTCTCCTCTTTCAGATAGTCTAGTAGACTTACTAATGCCAAGTTCAGCTATCTTCAGCGCGACTATGTAGTTGCAAGCAGTATTTTTACCACTTTGCTTCTTGCCGGCAAATCCTAATATTTGAGTCATACTAATCCCTACTATAATATTGTTCTAAAATTTCTATTCTATCTTCTGCGTCAGCTAATGTGCTAAGAGCCTCATCAAGGTTTTCATAAAGATCACCTGTAGAGTGATCTCCGATTCCAGCTGGGTGATCTAGTAAAATCGAAAGCGATGCCAATGCCTTGTCTCTATCAGAGAAGGCCTTATTGTAAAGGTAGTCTATCGCATTTTCTTTATAAGAGCTCATTCAAATTTCCTTATATATATTCATAGCATTTTCAATAAAGGGTTTAATGTCGGATGTGACCGTATCAACATTTAGTTCTGCAATGTCTGCTGCATCAAAACTTGGGAAGTAAAGCCTATACAATCTTCCACATTGTTCTTCTATCTTCTTGGCTGCTTTTTGCCCAGCATCATCATTATCCATTAAGCAGACTAATGATAAAGCGCCAGACTCATCCAGTAAGTTTTTCTGATCGTTGTTGAACGCTGTTCCAAATATAGCAACGACGTTGTGTATTCCTGCCTCTGCTAGTCTCCATACATTTCCGGGAGACTCAACAAGGATAGCAACTCCTGTCTTGGCAATCTCATCTTTGGCTACCCAATAATTATACAGCCATTTCTCTTTTTGGAACCCCTTGCTGTGCATCCATTTTGGAAAATGTCTACATTTTTCTTTAGGGTCATGATAGTTATTGCATTTAGGACATTTGTCAAATATGCTTCTGCCTGTGCAGCCAACAATAAATTCATGATTATTATCATAAATAGGAACTACTGCTCTTTGATACATAGGCTTTCTTGGATTAGTACAATAGCCAACGTCGTAGTCCTCTAAAATCTTGGCAGAAAACCCCCTGTCTAGATAGTACTTGCACGGAACTTCCACTCGGTCTCGATACATTTGCTGAGTTATGCCGCTTTTCTTAGCAGCTTCAGAGCTAAGCGTATTCACTAAGTTGTTGAAGTGGAGTTTTTCTACATTATGATTATCAGCTTCGAGTGAGTCAAAGTCCTTTTTAAGAAACTTGAGTAAGAAATCAACAGACTCCTTAAAAGTAGCCTCCTTATCTCCTTCCTTTTCCCATCCATAATTAACTCTAGATAGAATCCCTCTGACTAGATCTATCATCCCATTGCCAAACACTTCTTCGCATTGATGGGTTCTGCATTTATAGTGTACCTTAAACTCTCCGTTCGGATAAAAGTTCAAAGCGGTTGGATTGTCTCCTCCATGTATAGGACATACAGACTTCATAAGAATATCATTCCTATAAGAGATACTAAGTCCAAAATATTGATATATTTGGTCTATGTATTGTCCTGCAATTTTTGCTAGAGTTCTAACCTTAGCATAATCATATTTTTTAGAATGCGACATCTTCTGAGTCATCAAAAAGTTCTCCATCTTCTGTAGCACTTACGCCACTATCAAGTTCAAAGGCAGTCTTTCCTTCAGTAACCTTACCGATTTTGCCAGTGAGTTCTACGTTAATATAGTCTCCATAATCAAGCCCTTCTCCATGCCTTGCAATCAGAGGCACTAGCTTTCTGTTTCCATTCTCAGGGCCATCTTTTGCTATCTCTTCATCAGACTTATGTTTATATATACTGAAGTTAGAGCAAAGCCATATGATTCTATCAGAGCCTGAAGCTGTGTCAGTGCTCTCTTTTGTTATGCCATCTCTATTCAATTGGATGAAAGTAAGTATAGGTACTTCGTATTTAAGAGACAGATTATGTAGGGCTGTTATCATGAAGCCAAGGATTTGAAATTCTTTCATATCTCCTTTGATTTCACTTGAGTCCATAAGTTTAAGGTAATCGTATATAATAACACAATCGTTTGCCTTACCCTTATCATTTAATCCTACAACCCTACTAATCCATCTTCTCATTATTGCAACTTGCTCTTCAAATGAAGCGCCGCCAATAGTCTTAAAGTAATACGGAATATCCTTTATTTCTCTTGCTGCTTCCATGACCTTCTTTTTCTTAGCTGGGTCATCAGCAAACTTTCCAGTCTCAATGTCATTAATTGGAACACCAGACAACATAGCCATCATCCTGTGTTGATGGTCTTCCTTTCTCATCTCGGTGTCCAGATTCAATACTGGAGTTCCTTCTTTTGCAATATGTATGCCCATATTGTCGGCAAGCAAAGTTTTCCCAGTCTTAGGTCTAGCGCCAATAACATTAACTGTACCTTTTCTCAACCCTCCTCCGATTGAAAAATCGTATCTAGGGAATCCTGTAGATATGCCTATCTGATCGACCGACTCCTCTGCTAACTCCTCTAGGTGTGCCTCAACATCATCGAACATCTGTGTTGGAGACTCATCTTCTCCTGCAATAACAGAGGTCACATCCATGACGGCATCTTCAGCGATGCCAAGTATTTTTGCTATGGGTTCATCACCCTTGATGTCTAAGTACTTTTGTTTGGTTATGTCAAGCTGGTCGTACATCATTCGTGCTATTTCAAGCTTGCGAACCTTAGCGGCAAACTTTCTCAAGTTTTCCAATAGCACTGGAAACTTTATGACAGAAGACATATGTTGGACTTCTTGCGTATTGAAGAAGTCTGAAAATCCCAGCTCTTTAGCCGCTGACATCATTGTTGGTGCGTCTAGTGATCGAGAATCGTCTATCTCAAGCACATGCTTCATACATGAATACAGCACTACATTAGATTCATCCGTGAAAGACGACTCGCTAATAATGTCTGATACATCGTAATAAGCTTCAGCCCCATATCTAAATATGCCTGCTAGTATAGCTCTTTCTGCTGGTAAGTCGTTTAACATACTATCTGCCACCTGTTACGCAACGGTTACACTTCCATCTTTCTCTATTGTATACTTGTGAGGGAAACATTTCAAAGTCTTTCCCACATGAGGCACATCTAAATTTCTGTTTCTTTACAGCGTTTCTCTTGCCTCTATTTGGATTTGGCTTTGCCATTTTGTCAGACGCTTCTGCATCGGCTAGCTCTTTTCTCTCATCTGCGGTAAGGCTTATACTCTGCATCATATCGTCAAATTTATTAACAGGAGCATTCTTGTTGGTAGCAGCAGGAGAGTTCTTTTTTCTCTTACCCTTGCCTCTTCGCCTCTTCTTATTCTTTGGCTTCTGGCCTAGAGCTTCTCGAATCTCTTCTTGGCTAAACTGTTTTAGCAGTTTTTGTAGTTCTTCTTTATCCATGTCTATTTATCTTCGCTCTCTGTAAGTTAATGTATAGGTCACTAAGGTTTTTAACTGAGCTAGCTAAGTAAGTTAGCCTGTCTGCTCTCTGTTGAGCATATACCTTAATGCTATCCAGTTTTTTAGCATATCCATCTTCTTTAACAGCTTGATAGTATTGGCTGTCCCAAGAACCTTTATACTGCGACTCTCTTCCAGATACCATTTTCTTAAGGTTAGACGAGGCCCAGTTTACACGAGCTATCTCTCTATTGTATGATCTTTGCAAATAGAACGAGAAGCCGCCTAGTAGTAATGCTGCTTCTGCGCACTCCTCTACTGTGAGCTTTTCCATCTGTTGTCTAGGCATCGACATGTAGTTCTTCACAGACTGGTCATGAAAGTCTTCGGAGTAGCCGCCTATGCCTAGCTTCCCCTCATACTCGTCCAGTACAGAGTCAATTTGCTCTAGTCGTTCCTTTGCTGTATTCGCAGCTTCCACTTATCTGTATCCTCGTTATAAGGTAACTCAACGTATGTAATGTTATTATACTCGCACCACTCCTGCTTTCGCCGATCTTTTTTCTTCTGATTTACAAAATCCTGTGCAGAGCTGTGGAATAGAGAGTTAAATTTGTAGTGTTGTTGTCCATGAACTTCTACAACCAACTTAAGAGTGTTTATATAAAAATCAAAATATCCCTTCTCATATCTTGTCAGGGGGACAAGCACCTCTTCCATCACCTGAACGGTAGGGAATAGCTGTATGAGCAGTTCCCTTGCCGCTAGATGAAGTTTGGAGCGTGGACGCATTTCGTTCGCAGCTACAACGTAGCCGCTTAGACTCCACGTATGAATCTCATTGTTTAAATCTCTAATCTTCATATTAACTCCATAGCCCTTTGAAACAGCAAGACCTTGCAGATATGAGGACTGTAACATACTGCTTGAGGTGGTCTTGGAACCCCGACGTTTTGCTTATTCATCAACTTGCAGACATGAACGTCATAACATGCTGCTTCGGGTGCTGATGAGACCCGTGTCTTTCTATTAGTTTCTCTACAGATATTCTACCGTGATTTCCACATGGGACACCAGCCTCAAACATTTTATTTCCAAGAAAAGCTATGTTTTTTGCTGCGTTAAGATGAGACAGCTCCTCGTGGCCGCACTTTAGACATTTAAACTCGTCTACCGTCTTTCTGTTATCCTTATGGACATATCCACAAGAAGAGCACCTCCTTGATGTATTTTTGCAAGGAACAGCAATGAATGGGACTCCCTGATTTTCACATAGAGTTTGCAGTTCAGGGATAATCTTATCTTGACCAAACGTGCCCATGCTCTGACCAGTTTTGACCATATCTATGCATAATAAAGACTTGTTGTCCTTGACGACATCAACAATTTTTTCGCAAACCTTCTTAATCTCCGCATGAAGTTGCTTGTGTTTATTTATAACTTGTCTTCGCACAGCGCCTCTTTGGGAAGTTCTGAGACCTTCTTTTTTTGAGTTATTTATAGTCTTATTTAACTTCCTAATTTTATCAATTAGATCTGATACAACATCAGGAGCTGGGATCACGTCACCAGTATTAAAAACAATCCAATTATGCAAAGACTTGTTAATATCAAAGCCAAGAACCTTCTCTGGCGTATACTGCTGTACAAAAGGAACATCTACGGCAACTACAAAACATTTTTGTTTTACAATTAAGTTTCCTCCAAACTTTCCAGAGTCAATGTAATCTGACTTTATTGATCCTTTATACGGAACATTATAATCTCCAAATACTGTGTGGAAGATAAGCCTCTTATTCTCCTTATCTATCTCTACGTTTCTGTCCTTATTATAAAGGCTTTTGTTTTTAAAGGTAATTCTAGGAATCTTCTCCCCATTCCTTTTGAAGTACCCAGCAAATCTCTCAAGTACATAGCCGACTAGCTGCCTCTCTATCCCCTTCCGCTTTTCGACAATAGGGTACTTGTCTAAGATGTATCTAATTCTATCTCTATATCCGGCCTGTGTGACTTCCTTTCCATCGCTCAGCTCTACATATTGACCAAGACCAACGGAGTTTATGTTGACAATCGAGCCATTGGATATTTCATCACGAACACATTCTGAGATTTCGTTTAGAAGAGAGTTTGTAAGGGTCAACATTTCTGAGAATTCAGCGCTATATTCAAGCCCCCAGAACTTAGCGTTCCTAATCATAATTCTAATCCTTAAAATAAGTTTTGAATGATAAAAAGCCCTTTTGTATCCACATTCACTTCGCAGCTAGGAAGGGCTATAAACCTACTGGCTCAGGCGTGAATGAAGCCTGCTCGTTTTGTAAACACTAACCATTAAAGTTAAGAACGAGATAACTTACTTTCTGAGGCTGATTAGAGGCCCCGACTTTTGATGAATCATATATTTGCAGTCAAGAAGCCTAACTTGCTGCTTGAGGCATATATGAAGCCTCTGATTCATACATAACAGACACATGAGGGGTTACGAGGGTTACCCTTTTCTGACAGAACCTTTCAAGCAACCCTTCCGCTAGCCCTTCCATGAACTCCTTTATAATTTCCATATCAGTTCCTGCTCTTGGATAATTGATCGCTGCTATTTCCCAGCCATCTTCAAGATAGCTTGAGCCACAAACAAACGCAGTTTTCGTGACTCTAAGCGGCACTGTAGTATCTACAGAATCTTGGTAGTCGCTAATAAATTTAGTCAAATTCCTTTCATAAAAAGGAACTTTAGTATCCTCATATATAGATCCTACGTACACTCTACACTCGTAAGTATCAATGGTTTTAGTTTTCATAATCAATCCCTACCATCTCGAAAACTTCTTTTCTAAAATTATTATACTCTTCTGGATTCTCTTCCAAGTATTTTGCCAAATTGACTTTACCTTGAATCTTTTCTCCATTTGGCAGCTTAAGCCATGCTCCAGCTTTGGAAATTAGGCCAAAGTCTATCATTAGGTCTGCCATCTCCATCTCTTTCCAGATACCTTTACCGTATCTAATATGGCTTTCAACTTTCTGTCCCGGAGGCCCAATCGCAGATGTTGTAATTTGCCAATGTACCGTTTGGCCTATTTGTGTGTCTCCTTGCATAAGAGCAGTTGAGTGACTTGCATGTAGCTTTACATCTACTTGATACTTGAGCGCACTGCCAGACTTTTCTACTTTGGCTTTTCCTCTACCAAATCTCTGGAGATTAGCCATCAGATGTGTAATACCAACTACTGTCACTCTGTTGATTGGCAGAACGTTAGAGATTCTTCTGCAGAATTTTGCCAAAACCTTCTGCACACTCATGACCTGCATGTCTGACAGGTCTCCAGTAAGCTCAGATTCACTCG